TATCTCTCACCATATAATGATAACTTTTCAAAACACACCATTAGATTTTGAACATAGAGATTTATTTAATTCAGAATTTGGTTATCATTGGAAAAACGAAAATTCAGATTTTTCAATTAGATTTGATAGATTTAAAAGATTGATGAAGTTGGCACAAGACCTAGGTTATCAGTTTCAACAACACGCTTTAGATAAAGTAAAGCATTATCAACAAGATTTAGATAAACTAAACAAACATAATAACATAGCTGTTCAAAGTTAAAAAGATTTGTTAAATCCTAAAGTTAATTTTCTACCTTCTTGGTTAAATCCGTGAGGTGACTCATAGTTTTCATTTAAAAGATTTGTTACACTTACACCAAATTTTATTCCATAATAATCATAACCTATATTTAAATCTAGTAAATGTGTTTTAGGCATTGATATTGTTGACCAATTAGAATTATGTACATCTAAATGTTCACCTTTGTATTTGTAGTTTGTGGTTAGTGAAAAGTTGTTTTTAAAATCATAATTATGAATAAATCCTAGTGACCAATTAGGACGTCTTAATGTTACCGTATCGTTTGTTTTACTGTTAAGATGACTTGCAAAAAATTTAATATCATTTAGATTATAAGCAAATTCGATACCGTCCGTATTTAAATTGCCTACATCATTTTTAAAAACTGTTGTTGAAAAATTATTTTTAGTTAAAGTTAATTCTTGTGTTTCACCATATTCTATAGCTGTCCAAGTAGTTTTATCTTTATAACTTGTAGATGTACTTCCACTTATACTTAACCCGTCTTGTATCTCTTTGAAAAATCCTAACTTATAGGTTTCATGTTCTTCATCAAATCTATGATGATAAGAAAATATATCGTATGATAAATTAAAAAAATATCCTAAATTGTGATGTTGGCTACTAAATGATTCATTGTGTTTATAATCAAATCCAAAACCATAGTTTTCATATTGTTGTGTAGCCTTTAGTGTATAGTTTTCACTTTTATAATAATTGTCATCATAGTTCCTGTCATATTGGTGTGTATGTAAAGTTAAACTGCTATTTTTATAATCTAGTCCTGTTTGAAAAGCATAAAACGTATTATTAGACCATTTATCATTTTGTACAAGCACATTATGTCCATCTAAATCAGTAAATGTATTTCTTGTAAAAAAACTTGTTCTCCAATTTAATAAATCATACCATTTACTTGCATTAATAGAAAGTGATTTATTTTCTGTTCCATCTTTTTCATTAGCACCAGAGAGTGCTGATATATTTTCTGATTGATGTTGTCCTGCTGATAGAGATATATCAAAGTCATTTATATTAGTATAATAATTTCCACTAATTGTTTTATCATTATGATTTCCTGAAATATTTAATTTTTTTTCATAATCAATAGTTGTTCTAAAATTAATTGCACCTCCTACGGCATCAGCACCCCAATGAGCACCAGATGATCCTTTGTAAACATCTATCTGTTGTACATTGAACGTAAAATCTTGCCCAATATCAAATGCACCTGTTGGTGTAGAATAATCATTTATTGGTATACCGTTTAATAAAACTAAAACGTGATTTGAATTAGTGCCTCTAAAAAAAACTGATCCTTGTTGTCCTGTAGGACCTGATTGAGATACTTCTAAGCTCTGAATAAAATTTAAAGTTTTTGCTAAATCTATAAGATTGTATTTTTCTATTTGCTTTTTTGTTATAGAAATACTCGGTGTAATTTTATCACCAATTTTATTAGAATTTGTTATGTTTGATTTAGATATAATAACACAAGGAGTTTCGTTGGTCCATTTACAGTCGTTTTCAGCTGCAAATAATATATTACTAAATAAAAACGTTAAAATTATTAAAATTTTATGCATACTATATAATATCACTTTTTAAAAAAAAGTCAATAGTATATGTATAAATAGTATTATGGCAGCAGTAGCAAATTATGTAATAGACCAAGGAGCAACGTTTTCATCAGCAGTTACCGTTAGAGGTAATGATGGAAATCCTTTAGACTTGACTGATTATACAGCAAGTGCAAAGATGGCTTTAGGTTATGCTTCAACAAGAACAAGAACCACTATTACAACAACTTTTGATGCCGATAGAACAACAGGTGTTATAACACTTTCTTTAACTGCAACTCAAACTGCAGCTTTAGACGCACCAGCACGTTATGTTTATGATTTAGATATAACGGCAAGTGACAGTACTGTAACAAAAATAATTGAAGGTTTAATCACCGTTAAACCAAACGTTTAATAATAGGAGAAAAAATGAGTAGTGAATTGAATACACAAACAGATGTGAATAAAGAACAAACTTTTACAATTGATGGTAAAGACTATAAAAGAAGTGAGTTAAATACAAAAACTTTAAATAGTATTATCATTAGACAAGACCTACAAGCAACTAGAGTTAAGTTGTCTTTAGAGTTAGAAAAAGTTGCTATTTTACAAAAACACTATGATGATATTATTGCCGCTGAATTGGGCATTGATACATCAAAAGAAGCTGAAAAAAAGTAGTTATTAACTAGTTTTACATTACCTTATTATTATAAATATTATAAACTTACTAGTAATAAGGTAATATGTCAGACAGAATAACAGCTACAATTAATAATAATACTTCGGGACCGAGAAACGTTTCCGTTACTGTTCCATCAGCTTCAACTAGACTTAATGCTCTAGGTGATGTTAATGTATCAACATTAAATGATGGTGCAATGCTTCAATATGATAATACTTCTAAAAAATGGACAAGTCGAAATGATATAAAAACTGAAAGTGGAAATTTAATATTAAACGGTGGCACATTTTAAAAAATAGGGAGAGATTTTAAATGGCAACAATAATCAAAATTAAACGAACCACTGGTGCTAATGCACCCAGCGGCCTTAACCAAGGGGAACTAGCTTATGTCTATGATACTTCGGCAACCGATAATGGTGCTGGTGGTAATGGTTATAGGTTATTCATTGGTGATCCAACATCTTCATCTAATTCAGCAATTGAAATTGGTGGAAGATATTACACACAACTTTTAGACCACACACCAGGAACGCTAACTGCGTCTTCTGGTTTAATAGTAGATTCTAATAAAGCAATTGATGAATTGTTTATTGGTAATAATGCTACTACAGGTGGTACAATAAAATTAAACGAAGGTACTAATAACGGTGCAAACTTTGTAGCTCTTAAATCTCCCAACTCATTAGCTGCAGACGTTACTTATACTCTTCCAGGTACTTACTCAAACGGTCAATTTTTAACAGTTGACGGTTCTGGTAATTTAAGTTTTGCTGCTATTCCATCAGGTTCATTTACAATTGCTGGTGATAGTGGTACTGACACATTTACTACTGGTCAAACTTTAACGTTTACTGGTGACACAGGAATTACTACATCTATTACAGATAATGAAATAACAATAGATTTAGATGATACTGCTGTAACTCCAGGTAGTTATGGTTCTTCAACTGAAATTCCAACATTTACTGTTGACCAACAAGGTCGTTTAACAGCGGCTGGTACTGCTTCAATATCAACAACATTAGATATTGCTGCTGATAGTGGTACAGATGATGGTGTTGCATTAGGTTCAGACACATTAACATTTACTGGTGGTACAAACATTGATACTTCAGTTTCTGGTGATACAGTTACAATTAGTACACACGCTGATGTATTAACAGCTTCATCAACACATACTTTAACAAATAAAACATTTGACGCAAATGGAACTGGTAACTCTATATCTAATATAGAAGTTGCTGATTTTGCTTCAGGTGTTGTTGATACAGATTTAAGTTCTGTTTCTGCAAGTGATGATACACTTGCTTCTGCTAAAGCAATTAAAACTTATGTTGACTCACAAGTAACAGCACAAGATTTAGATGTAACAACAGATTCAGGAACAATCGCTATTGATTTAGATAGTGAAACATTATCTGTTTCTGGTGGTGCTGGTATTGATACGTCTGCTACAGGTAATGCAATTACAGTAGCTATAGACAGTACTGTTGCTACATTAACAGGCAATCAAACTTTACAAAACAAAATAATTGATAGTGCAAACAATACTTTAACATTAGATTTATCTGAAGGTACTTTAACTGGTACAATTGCTGAATTTAATAGTGCATTGTCTGACGGTTCTTTTGCTACATTAGCAGGAACAGAAACACTATCAAATAAAACACTTACAGCACCTAAATTTGCTGACGCTGGTTATCTTGCTGACGCAAATGGTAATGAGTTAATTCTATTAAAAACAACTGCAAGTGCTGTTAATGAATTACAAGTTACTAACGCTGCTACTGGTGATGGTGTAGAGATTGCTACAACTGGTGGTGATACTAATATTGATTTAGTATTAAATCCAAAAGGTTCTGGTTCAGTTGATGTTAATTCAAGTAGAATTACAAACGTTACTGATCCATCTTCAGCACAAGACGCTGCTACAAAAGCATATGTTGATAGTGTTGCAAACGGATTAGATGTAAAAGAAAGTGTTAAAGTTGCTACAACAGCAAATTTATCTGCTACATATGATAATGGTGCAGGAACATTAACAGCTGGTTCAAATGGTGCAATATCAATTGACGGTGTTACTTTAAGTCAAGGTGATAGATTATTAGTTAAAGATCAATCAACAGATACTCAAAACGGTATCTATACTGTAACAACTGTTGGAGATGGTTCAACTGCATATGTATTATCAAGAGCTCCTGATGCTGACACAGCTTCAGAATTAACTGGTGGTACTTTCTTCTTTGTTGAACAAGGTTCTACAAATGCTGATAATGGTTACGTTGCTACACATAACGGTACACCAACATTTGGTTCTACAAGTATTACATTTGCTCAATTCTCTGGTGCTGGTCAAATAAGTGCTGGTGATGCTTTAACAAAAACTGGTAATCAATTAGATGTTGCTGTTGACGACACTACAATTGAAATATCATCTGACGCATTACAAATTAAATCAACTTATACTGGTCAAACATCAATCACAACATTAGGAACTATCAATCAAGGTACTTGGAATGGTTCTGTTATCGGTGAAGTGTATGGTGGTACTGGACAAAGTTCATATACTACTGGTGATATTCTATACGCTAGTGGTGCAAACACACTTGATAAGTTAACACTTGGTGCAAGTGGTAAAATTTTACAATCAGACGGTAGTAATATTACGTACGGCGACTTAGACGGCGGAACTTACTAATCGTCATTGAATAGG